GATTTTGAATAACGTCGGCCGGGGTCGGCCCGAATTTAGCGACAAGTTCCGGCGCGGCCCAATTCGGATTAACACATCCCTTTTCGATGATTAATGCGCCGAATTTCTCATCGTCGACTTTCGAGCCACCGCCTTTAACCGGATACGTCGCTTGCTCGCGAATTTGGTTAATGAGCCGCCCGTCAATGGCGCGAATGCGGAAATTAACGCCGAAACGCTTCATCGGCACGTCTTTCTCCGGAATCAATTCGGTATCAAGCAGCGCGCGCAAAACATCGTCTGTATTTTTAACGTTGGACATTCGTATGACCTCCGATTATTTTCGAAATCAAAGAGATAAAAAAGAGGAGGATTGCGCCTCCTCCCACCGTTAACCGGTAATCCACTCTACCCCGTCACAAACGAAGGGTAACTCCTCTTCCACGATAGAGCCGTGGTCAAACTTGAGGTAATCGATTTTCGTAAACTGTACGCCTTTTACGCGAAGGCGCTGCGTTACACCGTTTTCGGGGTCCGCCACCTTAAAGATAAGTTCGCAGACGAAAGCGCCGTATGCGTCGTTGGTAACCTGCGCGATTTGTTTAACGAGTTCCGACGTGATTTTATAACCGGTAATCGTGCCGGAATATTTAATCGTTCCGACTTTGTTTCCGGTTGTACGCGTACCGGAACGCTTAACGTCGTCGTATGTGATATCTGCGGTGAGCTCAGCGGAATAGAAATTCGAAAGGTGAACCCCGTCCTTCCAGATTTCGCCGAACTCGCCTTTGATGACGCGCCTAGAATCGATCGGCATTTATGTTCACCCTTTCTTAAACGTTAATAGTGAGGAAAATCCGTTCCATCGAATCGACTTCGACGTAGGAGATCGCCAGGTAAACGGTATCGCCTACCGATTGGTATTGCGGATCGATCGCGACAACGGGACCGGTCAGCACGTTTTCGGCTTGGAGCGTTTCGAGGTAAACCTTGACCGCTGCGATGAGCGCCGCTTGGCCGTCCTCGTTGTTATCGATTTTTCCGATGTACGAATCGGCCGCAGTCTTCGTGATGTCCGTAGACACCGCTTGACGGGCGCGAATCGTGCGGATTTTCGTTTTGTTCGTCGTCAGCCCCTGCTCGACTTTGACCTTCGAGCCATCGTTGACGAGCACGAGAGATCCCGCTTGCAGCGCTGCCTTGATCTGCGCGTTAGTCAAACGCTTCGTCACGTCGGCCACGCTAACTTGGGCGAAGGTAATCGACTTGTTAATCGCGGTACCTGCGATGAGTCCGGCGATATACGGCGAATATTGAGCGGACGAATACGACGTGCCATCGATGACTACGCCGGTAATCAGGTTAACGATGTAATCGTCAGCATTCGTGGTCGAGCGCGTGTTGCCGGCCGTCGGGTCTGCGTCATCAGTCGAGTCGCCTCCGAATACGGCCATAAAGTGCTTGCCGTCGTCGCGATTCTGCGATACCCACGTTTTGGTATTCGCTTGCTCGATGTCGTTTGCCTCACCGTCGAAAACGAATACGTTGAAATCGTAAGCGTCGAAAGCCGCGCGCATATCCACGTAGTCAGCGGTTGTGGGCGAGGCCGGCATGGTGTAAACGAGAACTTCCTTCGCGCCACCACTCAACGCGAATTTAATCGATTGGATATTGTCCGCGCCGAAGAGATCAACCGCGTCCTTTTCGGTCTCAACGGTGTAAATCGTTTTGGCGGCCGCTGTTCCGCCGCTGTACGTCAGCAACGGAATTGCGACAGTCCCACGATCGCCACCGTTGATTTGCGCGGCTGCGGCTTCTTTAAAGTTGATGTATAGACCCGGTTCAATCGGCAAAGCCGAAGGGTCCCAAGATCCGCCCGACATTTAGTGGCCCCCTTTAAATTTCGAGAGTAATGCGACTGTACACGTGCATAATCTTTTCGTAAGTCGCTTGGTCGCGAGCCTCACGGATTTCCGTCGATAGCACGCCGATACAGGCGTATAAATCAGCGGTTTCCTCGCGGAATGGCTGCGATATAGAAAACGATTCGACGCGGATATACCGCAGCGAGTCGTCATTTAGCGGGATTAATTTCGTTTGATACAGCGCTTTGCTCAGCGAGTCCATTTGCGTTAACACGTCGGGAGCGTCCGTACCGATATAGATCACTTGGTACTCGCGGTCTATCCGGTAGGTCTGCGTGGTTTCCAATTCCCGCGAATCGCTCAAAAACCGAATCACAAACGTATTCGGGGCGGGCTTGCGCGGCACATCCTGCTTATACGTGGCCGCCGATGGAAACGCGGATTTCACGAAGTCTTCAACGGACGTAATATCGGTGATTAGCGACAAGTTACCACCCCTTCCGTTTCAATTCCGATTCAATTTCGGCTTCGATTTCACGGAGCCACTTATCGCCGTGCTTTTCCGCAGGCTGGTCGAGGAATTTAAGCGTAGTGCCCGGCGTCCGAGTATTTATACCTTTTCCCGGAGCGACTTCGTGCAGGTAGTACGCGTAATTGAAGCGCCGGCCCTTGTTGGACTCGATCGCGTTAGCGACGACTTCGCCCGTCAGGTTCGCGCCATCACCGCTAATTTCCCCGACGTGAATCGACCGCCGCAACGTACTTTTATCGATGGGCGCAACGTCAACGGATTCCGCTTTCCACTCGTCGAGAGCGTCGTGCATTCCGCGCTTGGCTGCGTCCGCCACCGTTTCCACCGCGTCTTCTAACGCATGGATAAAGCGCGAGATATCGAGTTCTAACGATTTCATCACAAATACACCTCCGTGAGAATCGGCTTGCCGCTCAACATGCGCTTAATCTCGATTCTGACGGGCTTTCTCGTGACCGCCGCGCCCGTTTCGTTCGTATACGTTATTACGTCGTCATACGAGACATCCGCCAATTTATCGAGGATTATGCGCAGCGAGGTTACCGCTTCTTCGCCGGCTTGATTCGTGACTACTTTCGTTTCTTCCGTTACCCGCGCGTCCAGCGTGATTTCGTCGCCGGGAATCGGTTGGCCCCATCCGTCGTACACGTCGCTTATCGGATCATTAACAGTCTTCACGCGCTTAACGGTGATTTTCTGCTTGAGCGGAATGATCGGCATTATAACACCGTCCATCCGACGCTACGCTTGCTCAGTTTCACGCCGCCGTTTTCAGCGCTAATCAAGTCGAGCGCAGACTGCGGAATGAACTTCGCGGGGTCTTCGCCAGGCCGCGTAACCAGATCGGGTTTAAACCCGAAAGTCGCCGTGTCAGGCAGCGAAAACTGTATAACGCCTTGCTGCTGCAAGCGATTCGTATCGCTGAAAACCGTTGCCAATACATTCGCGAACTCATAAACCGCGTTGTCCGGTATCGTGAGTGTCGAATACTTTACCGAAAGCGTGCGTCCGGCCACGTTTAATATTCGTTGTTTGCGTGCCTCGTCGCTTCCCGTCCAGTCCTCCACGTCGATACAGTTCAGCGAGATATATGCGTCAGCGTCCGTAATCGAAACCGCCATCTAGCGCTCACCTCCGTTATTTTGCGGAGGCTGCGCGCTTCGACTTAGCGGGTACCTCCGGCTTTTCTTCCGATTCTTGCGGCGGGTCAACGCACACGGCGTCCGCTAGCGTATCGAGCACGGCAATTTCCGCTTTATCTTCCGTTGCGTAGTAACCGCCAGAAAACTTGCGTCTCTTTCCGTCCACGTAGAACGTAAAGCCTGCGTATTGGGACGTAAATTGCGCCATTATAGCAACTCCTTCCGGTATAGAAAAGGCCCGCAACCAAACGGCTACGGGCGCGATTCGTTATTAGGCGAGCTTTTTAATGCGAGCGTGCGCCTTTTCTTGCAGGAATTCCAGCGTGTACTCGCCGACCAGCATACCTTGCACATAGTCGCCTTTGTCGCCGAGGAACTTATGGAAGAACTCGCGGCCATTCAACGGGCGCAGGGATACGCGGTTGATGTCGACGATAAACAGTTCGTCAGGTTTCAGGTTGTTGTTCAGCGTAATTTCGAATTGACCGAAGTCGGATACGAACATATCGACTTTTTGGCCACGGACATTCTCGGCTTGAGTAATGTAAATTTGGCTATTGCTAAACCCGGAGATGGCGCGCTTTTGCTTGGCCGGAACGATGATTTTGTAGTTTCCGCCAGTTTTGAAGCCGCCAGCTTCGAAGATATCTTGCAGGGAATCGTTAATCATGTCGGCAGTCAGAGCGTTGTTGGAAGCGTCAGTAACGTTGGACGCGATCCAGTTCCGAATGCCCTTCATTTGGCGAACGTTCCCGTTTTGGTACGCTACACCGTTAATGGCGGCGTTTTCGAGTT